TGGCAGCTACAACGCCACGACGGGCACAATCACTGAGACTGAAACCAACACCACGATCAAGGGCGTTGTTGATGCAGTCCAGAAGCAAGAGCTGAACGAACTGATCCACGAATCAGACAAAAAGCTCACGATTGCAGCAGCTGATCTGACGATCACACCCAGCCTGTCTGACCGTGTGGTGATCAGCAGTGTCGTGCATCAGATCGTGAAAATTAACGTGATCGAGCAGGACAACACGGCCATTGCGGTTGAGCTGTTCTTGAGGGCCTGACGATGGCTAGGCGTATCAGGCTGGATCAGATCGGGGACTACGCCGAAGACAAGCTGAATCAGCTGATGCGTGTTGTCGTGCTGGAAGCGGACGCCGAACTAAAAGCGCGTAGCCCAGTGGATACAGGCCGCTTCCGTGCAAGCTGGGCGATTGGTGAAAACTTCATTGGTAATTACGACGGCGCAGCCAAGCAGCCTGCCACCGGCGCAAATCGTGGCAAGTCAAATCCTCCAGCTACTCCTCCGCCCGGCCCTCCGGTCGCCTTGAACTACACGCTGGGCAGCGAAAAGATTGCAAGGGTCTACAACATCCATAACAGTCTTTCTTACGCCGGGCCCTTGGCCAATGGCACTTCCACGCAGGCGCCTGCTGGCTGGGTTGATCTTGTCGCCAAGCAAATGACTAGGCGGGCGCGACAATTAGCAGACACCATTGGGAGGCAAGACTGATGGCCGCGCTTGATCTGAACACTGTTCGAGCCACAATCGAAGGCCGCTTAGCCACGGAACTTGCGTCTGCACCACCAATTCCGGTCGTGTTTCACAACATGGCTTTTTCACCAACGCCAAATTCAAGTTGGGTTCAATGCCTCACCAGTTTTGGCACCAATGAATACCTGAGCCAAGGCGGCACGAGCAATTCGCAGAACCGCGTCAATGGCGTTGTCGTTATCAATATCTTCACCGCCGTAGGCGTAGGGCCTGGAGCCAACTACGTCATCGGTAAAAGGATTCGGGATCTCTACAATAGAGTGAATGTGTCGGGGGTTTTCTTCGACGCTGCAACAGGCCCAGAGGCTCTGGCTTCACCAGTTCCCGAGGGTTATTTTCAAACCCAGGTCCGTGTGACCTTTGAATCCATCGAGGGACTCTGACCCATGGCAATCATCCGAGGCGAACAAGGTTCTGTTCAGTTCGACGCAGCTGGCAGCACTAACGCCACCATCGTTGGCACCCGCAGCTGGAGCCTGACCACCACCAAGGAAACCTTGGATGTCACCGATCATGGCGACACCTTCCGCTCCTTTGTTGGCAGTCTGATCTCCGGTTCTGGCACCGTTGAGCTGGTCTATGACCCCGACGCAACTGGCCAAGCTGGTTTCCTGGAGGATGTGCTGACTGCTGCTGATCCGGCAGACGCCACCTTTGAGTTGTTCACCACCGGCTCCACTTCGGGCTCTGATTCGATCAGCTTTGCCGGCATCATCACCGACATGGAAATCAGCTCCACTGTTGGCGAACTCGTCGTTGTTAGCTGCAACTTCATCACCAGCGGTGCCATCACCGGCAACCTTGAGTGATAAGGGGTATATTTGGGGTGATTTACTCACCCCTTTAGGTGCCCGTGGCTAAACGTCTTGTCGATGAATTGGTTGAGGCATTTGACCTAAACCAGCGTCGCAAGTTTGTTTTGAAGCATCCCAGCGGCAAATCCTGGGATCTGTATTTCAAGCCGATCACCCGCGCTGACCGTAAAAAGGCTCAGTCACTGGCTGGCACTGATGATGCGCTGGACATCAGCACTCAGATGCTGTGTCAAATGGCTGAGCTGGAAGATGGCTCCAAGCCTTTTGCGGCTGCAGATACGGCCAAGCTTCAGCGCATGTTGCCTGAGTCGGTTTTGAATGAGCTTGAGCTGTTCCTGTTCGGCCTAGGCGATGCTGAGTCGCTTGAGGAAGCAAAAAACGGCTGAGGGAAGACTCTTGGCTTTTCTTTGAGTTCTTCCTAGCAACTGAACTTGGCAAAACCGTCAGCGAGTTACGCGGCAACCTGACGGAGGCTGAGTTTGTGATGTTCGCGGCTTATTACGAAGTCAAGAACGAGCGCGAAAAAGCAGAGATGGCAAAGGCGCGGGTAAGGAGTCGATAAAACGTCGGTAGACTGAATCAAAGGATTAGGTCGGGCCGTGGCTGTTGCCGTTGTTGACGTACAGGTAAGAAGCGCAAACGCGGTCAGCCAGCTGCGTCAGATCAATACGGCTTCAAAACAGGCTCAGGGCGCAATTCAGGGCCTTGCCAAGGCTGCTGCCGGCCTTGCTTTAGTTGAGTTCGGTCGTAGGTCTGTTCAGGCTGCAGCTTCAATTAATGATCTCAATACTCGCCTCAAGCTTTTAACGACTGAATACGGCGAATTTGAACAGGCACAGCGGTTAGCGGGCCAGGCGGCCAAGACATTTGGCCTGAGCACTCGTGAGGCCACGGCGGGTGTTGCTGATATTTATGCACGCTTGAGACCGCTAGGGATCAGCCTTGAAGAGATTTCTTCGACCTACAAAGGCTTTAACGTTATTGCCAGGCTGTCTGGTGTTAGCGCCGAGGGCGCATCGGCTGCGTTCACTCAGTTGGCTCAAGCGTTGGGCTCTGGGAGTTTGCAGGGTGATGAATTTAGAAGCATTGCTGAGCAAGTGCCGGGCTTGTTGCAGGCTGTGGCTGAAGAGACAGGCAAGAGCGTTGGGCAGCTCAAGAAATTTGCATCAGACGGCAAGCTGACCTCGGACATCCTAATTTCGGCTTTGAAGAAAGTTGAAAAGGAAGGCGCCGGAAAGATTGCAAAATTAGTTCAACAGTCTGACGTTCAAAAATTCAAAGATTTACAGAACGCTGTTGATGAGCTATCGACGGCCTTTGGCCAGACTCTGCTGCCAGCGGTGACTCCAATAGTCAAATTGCTGACTGATTTGGTCAAAATTATTGGTCAACTACCCTCGCCTGTTCGCACGGCGGCAGTGGCGGTCGGGCTGCTTGCGCTTGCGGTTAAGACTCTGAATGGGGCGATTGCCGTTTCATTGATTCAGCGCTTAGGCACGGCTTTGGCTGGGCTTGCTGGCGTCACAAATACAGTCACTGTTGGTTATACGGTGGCAGGCGCCGCAATCACTCAGACCAATCTAGTAATCACTGCCAGCACTATTGCGGTCGGTGCATTAAAGGCTGCATTGCTTGCGCTTCCTTGGGTTGCTGTGGCGGCGGGCGTTGCCTTCTTTGTCAGCAAAATCATTGAAGCCAATAACAAGCAAAAGGAGCTTAATGAAACCATTAAATCTGGAAGTCGAGAGGCTCTTGAAGCAGCCTTAAGCGCGAGTGTTTTGGCTCAAGCTCAAGCACAACAGCGCATTCAAAACCTGAAGAATCAGCGCAAAGTCACGGGTGCTGCAATGCGTAGCGCCAAGGCTGATCTTGACCTGCAGAACGACAACATCCGCCGTATTCAGGATCGTCTTGGACTGTTGGCTGAAGAGGCAGACATTCAACAAAAGAACTCACAAACGATTTCAGACGAGACGAAAAAATCAAAAGAACGCAAAGACATATCTGAGCGACAGCTTCAACTAGAGGCCAAATTGCTAGAAGCCCAAAACAGGAAAGATTTAGTTGAACAAGCTTATTTAGAAAAGCTGATTAGACGTGAGCGAATTCTCGCTCAAGAAATGGAGCCGCGAGAGCGGATGCTCGCATTGTTACAGTCTGAGTTCCAGTACAGCAACCAAATCAAGCAGATCAGGCAAGAAATTGCCGACATCATGGCTGGAGCGAGAATTACGACAGGAGAAGCGACTTTTGACGGCTCAGAAGCTGGCGGAATCTTTACTGCTGACGATGCAAGAACAAAGCACCTTAAAGAACTGAAGAAGAAAGTTGAGGATCTTGTTAATCCTTTAGAGCAGGTCAAGGCGGTTTCTGGCGCCGTTGCTGATGCGTTTAGCCGTGGAATCACCGGAATGGTGGAGGGAACAATGACCGCTCAGCAGGCGTTGGCGGGATTCTTCAAGTCAGTGGCGCAAAGCTTCATGGATATGGCCAAGTCAATTATTGATGCTGCCATTCGGATGATGGCATTTCAAATTATTTCAAGCTTGTTTCCTGGGGCTCCAAAATTCTCTGCCTCAACAATGACGGCACCTGGCTTGGCTGGTTCACTAAATGTTCCTGGAATCTTGCCGGGAATTTCTCCCGCTGGCGCCTTGGCCTCTGGTGGCACTGCAATGGGCGGCAAAAGCTATCTGGTAGGCGAGAAAGGCCCTGAATTGTTTACCCCTGGCCGCACTGGCAGCGTTGCCCCGAACGGCAGCTTTGGCGGAGCTAGCGTCACCGTGAACGTCGATGCCAGCGGCAGTAACGTAGAGGGCAACGCCGATCAAGCAAATCAGCTTGGCAAAGCAATCGGTCTTGCAGTCCAGCAAGAATTGATCAAACAGAAGCGTCCTGGAGGCTTGCTCGCCTAATGGCTACCTTCCCTTCGATTAATCCGACCTACGGCGTTCAGAAGAGCAGTGCTCCTGTAGTCCGCACAGTCCGCTACGGCGACGGCTACGAACAGCGCCTGACCTACGGGCTCAATCAAAACCCCAAGGTCTACAACTTGACCTTCGAGGTATCCGAGACCGACTCCGACACCATCGAAACGTTCTTGGATGCTCGCGCTGCCGATAACGCCAGCTTTGATTTCACGCCACCCGGCGAAGGATCAAGCTCTAAGTTTGTCTGCGAGAGCTGGAGTAAGTCGATCCCATACTTGAACCGCGCCACGATCCAAGCCACCTTCCGCCAAGTATTTGAACCCTGATGGCATACGCAGCTTGGACTGACGCAAACGCCTACGTCGTCGGTGACATTGTTCGCGCCACTGCGCTCCAAGCGAGCGGCCTAGTCTTTCGCTGTACGACTGCTGGTACGTCTGGGGCTAGCGAGCCTGCATGGGCGACTGATATTGGCAGCACCGTCACCGATAACACGGTGGTGTGGACAGCAGTCGCTAGTTCCTATGAAGAGCTGGCGGAGATTGCACCAAGCGCGATCATCGAGTTGTTTGAGATGACGCTGGATGCCACGTTGCACGGCGGCAGCGACACCTTCAGATGGCATAGCGGCGCAAATGCCGACGTAACCGGCAACATCATCTGGAACGGCAACACCTACACAAGGCTTCCAGTTCAGGCTGAAGGCTTTGACTACACCAACACTGGATCGTTACCGCGTCCAACGCTGACCATCAGCAACCTGGATTCGACGATGACCACCCTGCTGATCTTGGTCAATGCGACTACGGCAGGAAATGACCTTGGTGGCGCAACGGTCAAGCGGATTCGCACCCTTAAAAAGTACCTAGACGGCGAAGCGGCTGCTGATCCCCACGCCAAGTTTCCCGATGAAGTGTGGTTTGTTGACCGCAAGGCAAGCGAAAACCGCGACGCCGTAAGTTTTGAACTGGCTAGCAAGTTTGATCTGGCTGGTGTGATGCTGCCCAAGCGGCAGTTAATCGCCAACGTTTGCCAGTGGCAATATCGCGGCGCTGAATGCGCCTATACCGGCACGCGCTATTTCAACGCAAATGATGGCGGTGAAAGCACGCTGGCAAATGACGTTTGCGGTAAGCGACTTGCCAGTTGTGAACTGCGTTTTGGGCAGGTTACCTCTGAGGGCACAGTGACAAACGGCAGCAACCAACTGGTGCTGGACAGTGCGTTCAATATCTCAACAGGTGACCCGATTGCCGGTTTTGCTGTGCCTACCGGCACCACTGTTTCGAGCATCAGCGGCAACACAGTAACAATGAGCGCCAATGCCGATGCAGCCACAGAGGTTTCGGTATCTGGAACGCTGCAGGCATCTAACACCAGCACAATTATTCTTGACAGCGTTGCAGGGCTAAAGGTCGGAATGGTTGTGAAGGGAACGTATCTAGCGCCTGAAGGCGCAATGATTACTGCCATTACCGGCACCACCGTGACGATGGGTCGGGATGCCTACCCAGGTGGCATTTATGAAAGCGTAGGGACTGGAACACTTACTCCTTATTTTAATCTGTACAGCGGAAGAAGCCGCTTCGAAGAATATATTCTGCACGGCTATACCTACACAAGCGGCTATAACCCAAGCATTGGAGATATTATGGTCAGTAAATACTCGACTCTAGCCAGAAAAATTACGGTAAATCATAAGGGTACTTATATTTCTTACTATCCCAGAACCGAGCTTAGATTTTTTAGCACCCCGGAGCCGCTAAACATTTCCTATAACGATAAGGGACCTTTTAGTGTTACCTACTACCGTGCGATAACATTTACCGCGCAAACTTACACATTTACCGCGCCAAACACTGAGTACACTTTTCGCACAGAGCTTGGCTTGCCTTATGGATCTTTCCCTGGCGTTGGTCGGATCCGGTGAAGCTGACACCAACCCTACAGCAGCAAATCCTGGAACACGCAAGGGCGGAGTTTCCGCGAGAAGCCTGCGGGCTAGTTGCTGTCGTCAAAGGTCGCCGTCGTTATTTCCCCTGCCGCAATATTGCTGAAACGCCAGACGAGCACTTCATTCTTGACCCAGCCGACTACGCCGAAACAGAAGACAAAGGCGAAATTATCGCCGTCATTCACAGCCATCCCACCACCAATCACAACCCGTCACAGGCTGACCGCGTGGCGTGTGAGAAATCCGGGCTGCCCTGGCACATCGTCAACCCGCAAACCGAACAGTGGGGCTACTGCGAACCAACAGGGTTGGAGCTGCCCTACGTCGGGCGAGAGTTCAGCTTTGGCGTAGTGGATTGCTACAGCCTGTGCCGTGACTGGTACGGACGTGAGCTTGGTCTGAAGTTGGGTGATTATGACCGGCGTGACAAGTTTTGGCTCCGTGGCGAAAACCTTTATCTGGACAACTTCGCAAGCGAAGGGTTTAGAGAAATCCCGCTAGAAGAGCTGCAATACGGCGACGCAGTTTTGATGCAGTTGGAGTCACCGCTGCCAAATCATGCGGCAATTTATTTGGGTGACCAACAGATTCTTCACCACGTTCAAGGGCGGCTAAGTAGCAGGGACATTTACGGCGGTTACTATTGGAAGAGCACCGCCAAGGCATTGCGGCATGAAAGTCGTTAAGGTCTACGGCGCACTCCGCAAAAAGCTGGGGCAGTGCCGTTTTGAGTTTGAAGCC